GTTCTTTTTTAGACTTTGCTGGTACTCCTAAATAAATATTACCAGAATTAATAACTGAGTTACCTTGATTGTTTAATGTAAAATTCTTTTTTGCACCAAAGTTTATATTTCTATTTGAAGATACAGTAAAATCCCCTTGTGGATCTCTAGCATCAAATGTTATTTTATCAGATGTTATTATAATTTGGTCAAACGTAGTTGTGCTCTGTACCTCTCCATAATTATAATCAAAAACTTCTTCTGTATTATCATTCCCTAAATTTAGTTTAAAAAGAGGATTGTCATTTTCTGTTAATATATCGGCTGATAATAGAAACCCACTATTAAGAGTAAAGTTTTCTTCCAAAGAACCGTTAGATAAAAGTGATATTAAAGAACCTTGACTTAATGATTCTTCTATACTATTATTGTTATTACTTATATTAAGTAATGGATATTTAGTTCTTGAACCAATCCTAATGGCATTACTGTGTCTACCTTCCAAAAGCACATCGGAGTGTTTTGATGAACCGTAACCAAAATCACTATACAAGTCTAATTTATTTTTTCTTTTTTGTAATTTTTTTACTGTTTTTTTAGCATATTCTTTACCACGACCTGTGGATTGTTCAATTTCATCTTTAAGATACAAACCTCTACTTTCTAATTTACTATTGTAAAAATTAGAATACGTTTCATTTGGATCGTTAAAAGTATTTAATGGACCTATATAGTAAAACTTTTTAGCAATTCTAGCAAACAAAACAATATCACCTCTTGTTATTGAATCACTTATACCTCTGAATAAAGGCCTTGCCGTTATTTTTCTTTGTATAGTCGGTAACGTAGTATTAAGAGGTTTCAACTCTATCATTTGAGATGGTTGAGTTTCTTCTAATTGTTGAGAAAGAGTATCTTTGTTGACAGAAACTCTACTAACAAAACCTAAATTAAACTCTATAGCTCTAGTAGCTACATCATCAAAAATTCTACTTAAAGGCATTATGAGTCACCATACTTTTGTCTTATCTCAGTCATATCAACGATGTCATCTTTCTTCTTCTGTAAGTCTTCTGCTACATCTTCAAGGGAAGCCATGAGTTGTTCTTTCTCTTCATCAGATAATAAACTAACTCCACTTTCATCAATAGTTTGTTTGGACATTATCCTCTGATACAGAGTGGCTAGTTTGACAAGGTTGTCATCATTTTTGATACCCACATCCATTAGTTCCTTAATAATAGGACCTACGATAGCGATATCTTCAATACCTTGTATGTAACCATGCACCTCTTGGATTAACAAGTCGATTTGAGTTTTCTTTAACTTGTTATTCTCGTATATCTCTTGGGATAAATCCGAGAAGTT